TTAAAGTATTTAAAAAGTGCCAAATAGCACCGATATGTTGTCCATTGTGAAAGTAATCTTTCACTCCGTGAAAACCAATTTTTATCAAATTGTTTCCATCAACCAATAAGGTTTTTGTCACTTTTTTTCTTTTTAATTATTACTACTCTACTTCTTCTTTTTCTGATTTCAAATCAAAGTCACCATCAACTCCGATTATTTCCTTCCAATATTCAGCATATTCTTTTTTGTATTGTTCGATTGATGCCTTTTCTTCGGAAGCTTCTTTTCCTGGTAAGAAACCGTGTGGTGTTACGATAATCTTTCCATCTTCAAAACCAAGTCCGTTAATGTGATTTTTCATAACAGACACCTTAGTTCTTGATGCGAACTTCACAGTTCTCTTATCTTTAGTTGCGGTAATTTTTGTAGTACCAGCACCTTTTTGATTTCCAAATAAGAACACTAATGAAGAATTCAACCAAATAGCTTCACCACCTTTTGCCTTAATTTTAGGTTGTCCAAACGGATTATCAGGTAATTCAACCCAAGGTTGGTTAACAATGATTAGGGTATTTTCATATTTAGAGTCTGCTTTACGTGAACCTGAAATACGTTGGTTAATACCCATACCAATCTTATCGGCTAAAACACTTGCATTGTGTTGTTTACCTCCTTTACCTTCGTAAGTCATTTTACAAGGAACAGAACCAACTGAGTCCCACATAATACACAATGAATAATCTAAATCACCCTTTTCTTGAGCATCTAATAAATCATTGATGTAATCTGTGATTTGTTCAATATAATCAAAGTTATTATTGAATATATAAAAACCGTCCCACTCTAATTCTCCCGTTTCTGTATCAACAACTTCTTCACATTCAAACCCCATTAACTTAGCGTGGTCAAAAGACCATTTTTGTTCTGTGATAATAAACACAGGTAAGATACCTTTCTTTTGAGCATCAACCGCAGTCTTAACCAATGCTGTTGTCTTACCCGTATCTGAATGTCCTAAGAACATATTGATGTGCCCCATCGCGGGGCCAGGTAAACCAACCGCATCCAAAAACGGTGCACCAAGGTCAAAGAATCTTTGTGGTTTATACTTTGCCGATGTGGAAAATTTCTTTTTAAGTGAACTAAAGTCGTTCTTTTTAATAGCCATTATAGTTCGTAAATTTTAAAATTTGTTATAGTTTCCAACTTGTCTTTTGCGTCTGTAAGTTGTCCAACTAAATTATCCATCTCTTCTGTGTGTTGTGGATGCTCACCAATCCCAACAGGATTTGTGAAATAAACATAAAGTCTTGCTTCGGCATCAGCAATTTCTGCTTCATATTTTTTAACTAACGCTTCTTTTAATTTTTCTGCAATCACTGGTTTCATTTTGTTTTTTTAATTTGTTTATAAAAAAAAAGCATGGATACAATATGTTTAAAAGTATCCATGCTTAATTAAATTTAGAATGGCAAATCTTCCGCTGGTTCTTCGTTCGCTTGTGGGTCAACAGGAGTTGGTGTTTCTTGTTTTGCCCCTCCAAGTGAAATTTCAGCAGCTTCACCGTAAACATATTTTTTAAGTTCAGATGACCACATTGGTGTCTCACCAACTGCAACTGCTTCTAAATATTCTACGGGTTTCTTTGAGTATACATCATTCCATGTAAGTTCGTCTTGGAGCCATCCTTCCATGATTCCCTTATCTTCATGTAGTGGTTGTGGGTCATCATACATGATTGTTTGAATAACTGTATATTCTTTTCCTTGTGGTGTTTTTGCTTTTGTAAGTTCAATGATTAAATCACGACCTTTTTCAGCCTCAGTGACATCACCTTTAGCTTTCCAAATAGGAAGAATTTTATCTAACACACCTTCTTGTTTGTAGTTGTGTTTGAATCGCCAAAATTTAACACCGTCTTGTTCGTTGTCACGGTCAATTACTTTTACAATGTAAAATAAACGTGAACGGTATTGTGATGCCAATTCTTTGTCTTCTTTCTTACCTGTAGAAATCAGTTCATTATAAACTTCAGTCAAAGGTGAACGTTCGTTGTCATTTTTTTCAGGGTCATACAACTTAACCCATTGCCCGTTTACTTGAATTTCATGGTACCAAACTTCGACAAATGGTGATGAACCATCTTTTGTAGGTAAGATACGAATTCTTCGTGATGCGGATTTTTCATTCTTCTGAAGGATTGCTGAGAAATACTTCTTCAATCTGTCTTCTTGAGAAATGTTAGTTCTTGGTGTGTTGCTCGATGTTGAATTTTTTTCGTACTGAGCTAGTACTGAATCTAATACTGAATTTGCCATAAATAAATTTTTAATTATTACTCTTTTATCTACAACAAATATAGGTGAATATTTAAGTTTGTCAAATAAAAAAAGGGGACAAACGCCCCCTTTATATTGATTCTTTATCCTATTATTTTTTACATCTTTGGATTCTCGTCGTCATATATATTAAATGTTTTTTTTACCTCATTTGGAGAAAAATTCTCAACCTCGTCTGATGTTAATACATATTCATTTTTTCCTGTTTTCTCCATCTCATCTTCTTTATCTTGAAAGAAATCTGTCAATTTTTGATTGTAAGGATAAGAATCTAAAGAACGTAACATTAATTTTTCTTCAGGAGTTTTTTCTCTATACTTATCAAATTTAGACTCTAAATCATTTATCTTAGTCATAATTTGGTCCATGTTCGCTAATTTTGATGCTAAGTCATCTAACTTAGTAAACATATCGTTCATAAATTCATCTTGTTTAGATTGTATTTCTTGTTGTGAAGTCACAAGGTCAGTGATATCAATCTCTTCACTTTCACCTTCTTCGTCGGTTTTTTCCTCACCACCCACTTCTTCAACGTCAGGGTCATTTTCAACATCTATAGGTTCAGGTACTTCGGTTGGTGCAGGTGTTGCTCCTGCATCTGCCGGTGGTACATCACCCGCCGGTGGTACATCACCCGCTGGTGCATCTGCCGGTGGTAAGTCCCCTGCCGGTGCATCAGTTGCCGGTGAAACATCATCTACCGGCGCTTCAGGTTGTTCATTAAGAATATATGAATTAATTTGATTAAATCGTTTTAATTCTTCTAATATTTGTTTTTCAATATTCATTTCTTAATTTTTAACCGTTTAATAATGTTTTTACACCATGAGGTGTTTCAACTTTTAATGTTCTATTTGTTTTCATAGTGTTATCCACTCGTTCAATCAAACCATCTTTCATTCTGATTGTATAACAGTCACCTGTATCTAAATCGCATACTTCTTGATATCCATTACCAGCATCTTTCTGTGTAACTCTAGTATCTTTTTTCAAGTAATCGTCTAATAATGCTTTCATACTCATAGTTTTTTTATAATATAAATATCTCTTTATTTTGTTTTTACTTAAATTGTTGCCATGCTTGAGTAAAACTTTCAACTAATGTATTGTAATTGTTTGTAAGTGATGCAAAATCAGATATTGTTTTACTTTTAATTTGAGTCTCATTTAATGGTGGTACAGGTGGTATCGCATCAGGATTACCGAAGGCAAATGTACCATACCAAGTTGTATAAGCTAGTTGGAATAATGCTGCTCCGTAACTCTTATCTAAATTTGTATTAGGATTTAATGTTACTAACCTTGGTATTGAGTTTATCACATTTGTCATATAAGCGTTCATAAACTGTATCGATTCTGTAAATGTGTCAAATTTAACAAGTCTAATATTTTTATTATCAATTTGTACACAGGATTGTTTTTTAATAAAACTATTAAGGTTTCCAGGTTGTATTCTTTGGGTGTCAATCTGAAATGGATTATAATTAATACAATTAAATACCCCGTTATTATTTGTGGTTGATTTTTGATTTTGTGCAATCCCCCATAACAATGCTTTCATAACTTTATTTGTAGTTACAGAATCTAATAGTGGAATAAATTCATCTTTTGTGAATGGTGTCTGTAATAAAGGTTCAAAAGGAACACTAGCATACACGGTAGGGACTCCACTTAAGCAAACATTTTCCGCTCCATTTAATGTTTGAAGTGGTGGGTTAGTGCTTAGTAGTTTCTCAGCATCTAGTACTTCTTGTGTTTTTGGTGTCTTAGTAACCCCTAATAAATTTTTAAGTTCAGCCAATACGGTTTTATTAACTGATGCCATTAAATTATCAATTTTAGGTAATGCATATTTAGGTATTCTTGTACCCTTAAACTCAGTATCAAATCCTGACGTTGAGATATTATGGTTTACCTCTGTAATCCAATATGGTCCATAAAACATAGGTACGTGTCTTAAAATATAATACATAGTAGGTTGAATCATAGCGTTACCCATACTACTTACCGTACACTGATACGACCTTGATTTGTATATACTATATAATGATTGTGATTGTTGTGCTACTTTGTCTCCTGAAACTGAACTACCCATATCAGCAAAAACCTTAAATGACTCTGAAGTGTTTTTCATTTCAGACATATCTAAATTTAATCCTTTGAAGATGTTTTGATTTCTTATTCCAAAATCAACAGCAAATCCAACTACACGATTACTCAGTGAATAATTTCTATTAGGGTCAGAAACTCTTAATGGGTTATCCGGAACTCTTAAATCAAAACTATCGTCACCAAATCTATTAAATGAGTTTTCTTTTGGTTTCGGGTATTCAGATGGGTTACCAACATATAGACACAAAAATTTAGGGTTAGATTGTGTGTAATCCACTTCTAAATAAGTCCCAAACAATGAATT